GCAACGCATACTCACCCTTGGGCAAATTGGGCCCATCACCTGCAGTTGCAGGTTACCACCTAGGTTGGGACCTAGGACCGACTCTTAGGGCAGCCAAGTGCTCCCCGGTAGTTGAGACCACCGGAAAGTATAGCCGCTGACGCCGTTGCGGGGGGTAACCCCACGGGACGGTAGCCCTAAGATTGCAGAAGTTATCACGACCTCCGGACGCCAGTGTTTCCAGCTAAGAACTAGCGGGACTGGCGACCAAGTCCGGAACTCCCACGTTGCGGGTTCAGCCGGGTTTCCCCGGTAGATCCACTTAGTGGGGTCGTGATCGTGGAAAACCAAGTCCCCGAGGGAACTTGGACCTCTGCACCTCCATACATCGCGCGGAACGAACCGCTTGATAAGCCTCGCTGCACGCGCTCCCTCACGGGAGTGGCGCCACAGAAGGTTATGGAGGGCTATCCACTCGTGTGGCTCCCGGGGGATTTCCTCAAGGTAAACGGCGCGAACGTCGTCACCATCGAAGTAGTCCCCGCCACACGACTCCCTAAACCTCCCATCGCGGAAGGTTTTTCCCTCATTGACCGTAAAGCCGCAGAAAGAAAGGAGTGCTGTGAGGGCCTTGGAGGCCCCCACCGGTATAATGATATCGTCCCCGAACACGCGAACGCATTCGGGATCGCAACCACTAACCGTGCACGCCTCACGGGCGAGCGCACAAAAGATCAAGGTTTCAAGTTCGAACGTGAAGCCGTTTCCCATGGAGGAAAACTTCTCCAGCCGAACCCACTTCCTATCAACTCGTGTGAACTTCGCACGCAGGGAGTCGAGCAACTCGTACCACTCCTCCGGAAGGAGGAGCCTCACCAGGTTTCTGGCGAGGGTGTCCGACGCGTTGCTCAGGTCGAAAGTGGCAAGGTGGCCGTCGCGCGAGCCCTCACGGGCGAGACGCATATGGACCTCCTTGCCGACCTTCAAATCCACATGCCACTTCAGGAGCCCCTTGCGGAGCTCTTGTGCCAGCGCGAGCTGGAGTGACACAGCCAAGGAAGCTTCCTTGGCGCAGCCACGGTCCTTCGTGCCATCCTTAGGGACGGTGAAGAACTCGTTCCCGCGGACAACGCGGGGGGACCACCCCTTAGAGCGTAGCTCCCAGCCCCATCTAGTGGGCCAGAAGCTGTTCTCGAGGAGGGCCCCGGTCAGTGTGGAATAGGTCGTCGGTATGCTCGACAACTTGTCGGGTATGGTCGTCAACTTACCAGTGTCACCTACTGTCGCTCCGCCAGAAAAGCGGGGCGTCATGCTAGCCGGTAAAGGCCCGAGTACGCGACGGATTGCTTTACGGACGCGATTGAAACAATCGTGCACGCCAACCTCCGATGGGTGGGAAACCCAGTTATGGAGGTAGGGATCCAGTCGTACATTGGTCGTGGCGCACTGGCGTTCTGAATTCCAGAACGACACGACAGCGGCCGCACGTTTATCTACACCGGTTGGGAGATTCGCCTTACGGAGAAGCTCGCCAACCAGCAGGTCCTTTCGCAAGGATTCTGCTGAATTGTAGTGGTGCGGCTGAGGCTTGAGCCCCTGGAGGGCCAACCAATCCCCTTCTCGGCATGCGATGAGCACACCGAGGGCAAAGGGGGAGGCGACGTCTTGAGCTAAGCTCTCGACTAGTTGAAGGACTTGGTCCATGTTTCTAACTCACTCTTAGGAGGTTAAATAACACCCGGCTAGGCCGGGGAGTCAGGTCCCATGATGGTCACCAAGCCGTGTACAGGACGTACGCGGCTCGGGCGGTTCCGAGGGCAATCGCCGCCACTACGACAGTGGCGAGGAACCCTTTGAGTGCCTTTTCCATCACGCGTCAGGTCGCCGGAGTGGCGTCCTTCAGCAGGGTCTTAAAGAGAGCCGTTGCCAAGCCGTTGTAGACATAGGCCGCAGCGTCCGCTTTTGAGGACTCAGGGAAGTCATCCGGCACGGTCCAATTGCCATTGAACTCAAATGCCGGCCCCGCATTCGTCAAGCCCGTGGTCGAATCCACGAACGAAGACGGAACACGGATCTTCACTCGACCCTTACGGGTCTTGTTCGTCGCCTGGCGTTCAGCCATGTAAGTGATCGACGGAAAGACCGCAGAAATGGTGCCCTCTTTGAGCATCCACTCCGCGATCCCACCGTTACCACTCGCAGGAGCGATGAGGGTGAAGGTCTTGTTGACAGGGGTGCTTTGACCGTTTGCGATGGTCAGATCGGTTGCCTGAGGCATGAGTGTTTTCCTTTCTCAAAGGTGCCAATACTCTGGTGGGACTTCGCGTCCCGTTTGGGTGAGGTACCGGCGGTGGTGAACATTAATATCTCGTTTCCTGCCACTCCATTTCTGGGTGACAAGGGCCAATGCCGTGAGGCATAGGCCCGCGTCCAGCTCGGGGACACGAAAATCGAGTTTCGGCCGCAAGGGCGAACTTACGGTGCGGTTGATCTCGTAGTTGTCATATGCAGCCCAACCCCAATGCTTCGGGGAATAGGCGTTTCTGACAGTAGCGAGACCCTTCCAGCTGTGAGTAGTTGTAACAGACTGACTGGTGAACTCAACCCCGACGAGGTCGGTGGCGCTCGAAAGCACCTGGTTAAAGTTACCGAACATCCCAACAACCCACGACCATGGGACTAGGTCCCACGCCACTCCCGCTAGGTTGAGCAAACCCAGCTTGTTGGCTAACCAAAGGTTAGGGTTGGTTACCCTTGTTCCTGCAGACCAGGTCACGCGGGTGACCCACAGCCCATTATCCTCCGTCTTAGGCGAACCATTAAGGTACCTGTAACGGTCCTCGGATCGACCCGAAGCGGAGATGTGCTGCCGACCCTGTGAGGGGTCGTGGTGCACGAACGTAGAGAAGGCGTCCACTGCATCCTGGTACAACGGGACCCATCCGAAGATGGTCTCGAGATATAGGTTTGCAGGGATCTTATAGTGAGGGGGGGGGATCTTACGATCTAGGTAATCAGCAACGCCACGGAGGCGACTGACGACCATATCCCTCGACTGCCCAGCGGACCCGAAAGTCACGCCGAGATTGGCCTTCTGACCACGACGGAGAAGTTTTAGGAACTTCCCGTACGCCTTGTTGCTAGCCGCCAATTTACAGCGGGTTGCGATAGTCCCCCCAAGCTGGGAGGCAGGCGTCAGATGTCCGTAAGGGTTGGGGTAAACCCAGAGCCCAGAACCGACATCGGTGGTCCCACGTATACCGAGAGAAGTGTTGCGATAGTGAGACTTCTGGTACGGCTGGTGGTCAAGAATTAGGTTCCCTTTCGGGCCTCGATTCGAAGTCCTGCCAGTCATGTCGAAGTCCTC